TGGACGCAGTTGCCGCCCCGCTTGCAGCTGAAATTGCAGCGACCGCGGTGGATGCGCCGACAGCATTCGAAGCGGTCGCCGCGCCGCTTGCGGCACTGATGGAAGATGCGGCGGTCGAGGCGCCGGCGATCGTTGAAGCCGTGGCAACACCGGACGCGACTCCGATCGTGCTGCCAGTACCGGCCACCCCTTCGAGCGTTCCTGCGGTAGCAACGCCGGCTGCAGCACTGATCGCAGAGACTGCGGTAGATGCTCCGGCCGCTGCGCTAGCGGTGGCAACGCCAGCCGCTGCAGTGACTGCGCTGGCCGCGGTTGACGCTCCGGTGAGCGTTGCGGCACTGGCCTGGCCGCTTGCCGCGGAAATTGCGGCAACGGCAGTTGATGTCCCGGCTAGTGCCGATGCTGTCGCGGCACCGGCAGCCGCAGATATCGCTGTGGCGGCAGTAGAAGCGCCTGCTATGGTGGAAGTGGTTGCGACGCCTGCCGCGGCAGTGATGGCGCCTGTATCGCTGCCGGACGGTACCCCGAGAAGAAACAGCCTACGCCTTGGCGCCAGCAGCTTCCACGCATTCGCTGGATTGGTCGTGAAGTTGCGCAGGAATTCGTGCGGCAACGCGCGGCCAAAGCCGAAGCCCGTCAGCAGCACGCCGCCGTTAAGTCCACCACCTGGCGGTTGAGCGCGATCCAGGGAGCCGAAAGTGCCGGCGTCCAATGTCCCCGAAGCCTGCTGACCATCCGCGTACAGGTGGTAGTCGGTCCCAGAAAAGACCTGAGACACCATCAGCCACAGGTGCGGCGAAAGGGTCGACCCGACGTTCGTTGTTATCGTGAGCGTCCGGGACGTCCCAAAAGCGTGACGGACCTGTAGCGCTAGTGCTGTACTGCTGTTGAGCGTCAGGCGCGCCAGGTAGCCTGTCCCCGAGTTCGTCAGCTCGGAAAGGGCGTAGTTGCCTGCCGCGCTGCTGAAGTACCCAAGGGCAACTTGTATGTACGGCAACCGATTGCCGCCTTGGAACGCGACTGCGGTGCCGGCCCCGCCAGTGTTCGCGACGGCCCGGCCCTGCCTGGTTGCTACAAGCGTGTTGCTGGAGTTCGGGGCGGGCAGCCCGCGGATGATGTCGACGTTGCCGTTGTCACGGCACACCCATAGATAGTCGAGCGCCGCCCCGAGCGGATGACCGCGGTCAATCCTTACCGGTACTTGCGGCTGCTGCGACCACGGGATCAGCATGGCTTAGGTGTACTGGCAGACGACCGGCGTGTAATAGGCGGCCGAACCAGACGACGCGAAGCCCGCGGTCGTTGTCGTCGAGCAGTTCTGCGCAACGAAGATCGCGTGATGCGTCGGGACGATCCCGCCAAAGAGCGACGCGATGCCGGTCTGCGGGAAGGTGTAGATCGCAGAAGCCGTGTTGTCGACGGTGATAGACCCCAGCAGGCGGCAGAGGCTGTCTCGTTCTTCTGCGTCGGTGAAGGACAAGGCGCCTTCAGTGCCGATCGTGCCCGATGCCGTCGCCGGCCATGTCGGCGTGTCGTTGAGGCTCGCAATCACGTAGATGTTGATCGAGCCGGCCTGCCGGTTGGATGCGTGCGTCGTGAACGTGAATGCGTAGAGGTAGTCGAGGTACTCGTTCGTCAGGTTGCTGACAGAGTTACTCGTCCATCCTGCCGTCCAGTCCTGCGACGACGCCAGTGAGTGCAGGTTCGTGGCGGCCGGCGCGACGGAGGCGACGTACTGGAGCTTGATGTCACCGGCCATACAGCCCCCTACGGAAGTTCGCGGGCTTGCGCCACGTCATCGGCCGTCAGGTTGCCCTCGAAGGCCATCAGCGATGGCGAGGCATCCGTCCCTGAGCCGGTCGCGAAGAGTTTTTCCGCTGTCGTAGCGTTGCGCTTGCAATGCACGTAGACCGCGGTTCGCACGGCCTGGTCCTGCGCGGTGCCGGTCCACGTTTGATCGATGCCAGCGCGAACGTTGGCCTTGCTCGGGTTGATGCTCTTTTCCTGGTTGTCGAAGAGCCATTCCCACACGCGAGCCTTTCCAACCGACAGGTTGTCGACGCGCGCCCAATCGAAACCATTCAGCATGATTTCGTCTTGCGTGACTTTGCTGCGCCACACCACATATGCGGGGCTGGCAGTAGCATTCAGCGAGTCGGCGATGACCTGTGCGTATGCGTTCGTGAGCGGGTAGGCCGCCCATGTCGAATTCGCGTTGATCGCGGCCTTGAGGGTGGCGAGTTGCGACGGAGTTAGCATCAGTCCTCCGAAACCACCGTGCCCGCCGTCAGCTTCGGCGTCACGCCGTTGCCGCAGACGATGTTGGGGCTGATCGAACCCTTGTAGAGCAGGGTTCCGGCGCCGGATGCCTCGGCGCCGAGGCCCCAATGCGTCGCCGTGCCAGAACCGCCCGTCCCGGCGGGGAAGGTCACGTCAGCATCGACCGACACGGCGTTGCCGCTGACCGTCCAGCCGGACGAAGATCGCGCCACAGCCACGCGCGCATAGCTCGTATAGGCAATCTCGTTCGTGGTCTGGTCGCCGGCCTCTCCGGGGTCAGCCGTGTGCAAGCTGAAGTACAGCGAGCCGGCCGTCGACGAGCCGCGAATGCCAGTGGCGTCGCCGATGTTGGCGACGTTGGCGTTCTCGAACAAATGTTGTAGGAAAGCCGTCTCCCAAGCGTTCGTCTTGCTCACTGTTTGGCCTCACAAAAAGAAAAGCCGCCTAAGGGCGGCTCGTGTGGGTATTCGGTTTGGCGTCAGGCCTGAGCCGGCGCCTTGGGTTTGGGGCCGGGCTTTGCGCGCGGCTTGTCTGGCCGCACATCCGACGACTGAGCGGCGTCGCTAGTCGTCTCCACGACTAGCGACCACCCCAAGCGCGCCATGACTTGAATTGAGGCGTTGTTTGCGACCAGCGTTTGCACGCCGTCTCGCTCCATCAGGACGGATTCGGTCATGTCTGTTCCGTGTTGTCCGTGTGGGCGGCCAGCCATGATGTGGCTGGCCGCCAATTCACATCAGCCCAGGAGCGTGGCGACGTGGTTGCTCTTCCACACCTTCGCGCCGTAGAGGCAGCGAATCTCGAACATCGACTTCATGTAGCCCTTGTAGGCCGCAATCTCGAACGCGAGGCCGGACCACGGATCCATGAAGGTCATCAGGTCGACGGCCGCATCGCCACCCTTCGGCATGGCCGGCGGACGGATGCCGAGCTCGATCGCGCTCTTGTGGAAGCACACGTTGGGCGTGTAGTCGTTGCCAACGGTGATTGCGTCGTTGTCGGCTTCGAGCACACGGGAGCCAGGGGCGCCGATGCTGAAGACGTTCGACGCCAGCGCCGTGTTGACCACGTACTTGTGGGCGGTCGTGCCGGCAAATGTCACGATGTCACCGGCGACCACCGTACCGCTGCCGGTGTCAACAGTCACATCGGTGCCGCCGACAGCCAGGCCAGAAGCCATGTTGATCAGGTAGCCGGAGCCGGTGCCCTTGGTGTGCAGGCCGACTCCGCCGGATTCCTTGATCATGATCTGCTGAAGTTCCAGCAGCGTGCCTTGGCGAAGCAGCGAAGCCGAGCCGGCCTCGTTGACCTTCTGCAGTTGCGCGAGGTTGCGCAACTTCGTGCCGGCCGCGGTGTTCATCACCAGCGTGACTTGGTTGTCCATCGGGCAACCGTTGTCGACGAGGATCTGGCGCAGTTCCGCCATCTCGTTGAAGTTCGAGCCGAACGGGGTCGTACCGGCAGTGCCGTGGGCGCGCGAAGAGCCCTTGTACGCCACGCCCCACAGATACGCCTCGATCGTGTTGGCAATCGCGCGGACAGCTTGCAGGATTTGGTCGCCGTAGACCGTCTCGAAGCCCGAGCCGTTGGCAACGTGCTTCATGTCCTCGCCAGTCCACGGGATTTGCACCGAGGCGTAGGTGTCGACGGTCAGGGTCTTGTTGTCGACCGTCTGATCCGTGCCCTCCGGGATCGTCATCGACGGAGCGAAGGACGAATTGACGGAGGGTGTGCGGGTGAAGTGCGAGCGAATCGTGTCGCCCTTGGCGGCGCGAGTCGTCGCATCACCGTTGACGGTGACGGAGGGGATGAAGCCGACAAGCTCACGGCCAACCACATCGGCGGCCTTGTAGATGTCAGCGGCGAGGTCGGTAAGGACGTTGGCCATTTGCGTGCTTTCGGAAAAGAAAAAGCCCGCTCAATGGCGGGCTCGGTTGGGAAAGGGGATGAACTTCAGTCGGTGACGACGCCGCCGGCCTTTGAAAAGGCCATGCGATCGGCATGCGACGCAGAGTCGAACTGCGCGCGGCTCATCGTCTTCTTGCCACCAGCGCCCGCGTTGCCGCTAGGCTGCGCGCCACCACCCTGAGCCCCCGAGCCCTTGAGAATGCTCGCCTTCAGCGGATGAGCATCAACAAGAATCTCGACGGCTTCGTCGAAGTCGACGTTGGGGTCGCCCGGTCGGGTGCGCGAGAAGATGCGGTTGCCGCTGTTGTCATACGCGGCGATCTTCCCGTCCTCGACCTTGAAGTTCTTGCCGAAGGTGGCCTGCACGAACTCGGCCGGAATGGCAATCTTGTCCGAGATGAACTTCGACCGCGCGAAACTTCCGCCGATCAACTCGCCGTGCAGTTGCGCTTCGAGCTTGGTGGCCCGCTCCTTGGCCGAGTTGATTTCGTTGGCGTGCGCCGTCTCCATGGCCTTGAGGCGGTCCTCATAGGTCTTCACGGCTGCGGCGCGCACTTCCTCGATCTTGCCGGCGTCAACGAGCTTCTTGTCGTCGATGTTCTTGACGGTTTCGACAGCCTTCCGCGCCGCCTCAGGGTCCAGTCCATCGAAGCCCTTGAGCTTCGCTTCGGCCGCTTCCTTGGCTTCGCGGTGGCCCTTCGCCTCGGCATTCAGCGAACTGATGCGGGCGACGGTGCCAACAGCGTCGAACGGGATCTCCTTCCCGTCGTCGTGAACATAGACAGGCTTGCCATCGACGACGACGGCGTGCCCTTCGGGGGTCAACTTCAACTTCATGGGTGGCTGTCTCCGAGCCTCCGGCCCGGCCTTTTGGTGCGGCATCCGCCGCGGTGCGCTCTAGCCCATCCGGGCGCCGAGCAATGAAAAGGCCCCGGGGGATCGCTCCCGCGGGGCCTTGTGGAAACCGTTACCGTTACTTCAGAAGTGAAGTACCTAGAGAATCACTACGCGATCACCCCTGCGCTGGCAGTCCGCGCGGCTTGCCGTCGACCAGTGCAACGCCAATCTTCGTTTCGATGACTTCCCGGCACCCGCAGCGGTTGCACTGCAGCATGCCCTCTTGCCGTAGGCTTGCTAGCCTTCGACGGCGCTTTCTGGCCGGTTCTTCCGGCCCCTCTGGCTTGACGAGGTGCAGGGGCATAGGTCGCAAATCATACGCCCGCCCGCTTGAAGGCCGCCGCGTCTCGCTGTTTCAGTTCGTCTAGCGTGAGCCACTTGCCGCGCTCGTTCGAGAACTTGTCCACCGTCAGGCCGCCATCGCGGAGCAGTTTGCCGCGCGTCGGCCCAAGAATCTCGTCCTGCCTGCTGGCCGACTGCTTCGCCAGCCACTGGCTATACGTCTGGTCGGCTGGTACCTGCCCGTCCATCGAGGCGCGCGTTCCGGTGTCAAGCTCAGGCAGCGCGACCCCTAACTCGGACCACGACTTCAGCACCGGCGTTGATGTCGACCGGCACTGATGGTGAAGCCTCCCGGGCCCTCCGAGCCAAGGGACCTTGTGTCCGATCGGCTTGTGCGTCTCGGCTGTGTACTTCAGCCCGTCACGAACCCGGCACAGTTCGCTCGTGCGCGAATCCAAGGTGCTCACCCAAAGCACCGCCTTCACGATGTCGTCGTTCGCCGCCAAGAAACGATCCCGCGTCACCCCGGCCATGTGGCTGATGGCCGTCCGTGTGATCGTTTCTGCCGCCCTGCGGTCTAGTTCCACTAGGCCGTCTGCGTAGCCGTTGACGCGCGTTCCTCGGATTCGCCGGACGATTTCTGGCACCGTCTGGTTCTCGACGTACCCGATCCGCACCGCGTCACGGATGCGCACCATGCGGGCCGCTTCCTGGCTGGCAGTCCACTCTCGCAGGAGCCTGCCTTGGAACGGCTGCGAGTAGGCCGCCGTGAAGACCTGCTGAACCTCCACCGGCGCAATCGCCACCCTGACGATGATCTGCGGCGGGATCGTGGAGTGGAAGAGTTCGTATTGGAAGCCGGCCTCGTACTCCACGAACTGCCGCAGCTCCGATGTCAGTTCGCGGTCAATCTGCCCGTAGGCTTGAGCGTTCAAGGCCCGCACAGATGAAAGCAGCGCTTCCAGCCTGTCGACCGTGAAATTGCCAGCATCCAGCGTTTCGAGCGCCGTGCTGAGTTGGTAGAACAGGTCCGCGTCGACCCGGTTCAGCAGGCCGATGATCCGCCTGACAACACCATTGCTGTACCGCTGCAGGTCCAGCGCATGCCCCGTCTCGGCATCAAGCAAGAGCTCGTTGACGGTAGGCATCAGGCCTCCGCCGGGTTATTGCCCCCTGGTTGCGGCAATATGGAGCCAAGCGGCGGGCCCTCAGTCTCCACCTTCTCTTTTTCGTCTTCCGGGTCGACATCCGCGGAGAGTTCTCCCCGGCGCTTCAATTCGTTGATCGCGGTTTCGGTGCTGATGACCCCCGCTGTCTTCATGGCGAGGACCAGTTGGCCGGACGCTTCCTTCAGCGTCATCGCGCCGAAGTCGTTGAACAGTTTCACCGTGCCGGCTGACGGGAACTTCACCATCTTGGCGGTGTAGTCCAGCGCCAGATTGAGCGCGTCCTGAAGGTCCAGGGTGATGCGCTGCAGGGCACACATCCCAACAGCGTTCTCCGTGGCCGTGGCCGTGGCGGTGACTTCACCTGGCTTGATGACCAGCAGTTCGGCGCCGGCCTGGCGCATGCGCTCTTCAAGGTCGGCCAAGTCCTTCGAGCCGGCATCGATCGCGGCGCCGGAGTGCTCGACGTACTTAAGATCACCGTCCTTCGGCAGATCAACGGCCGCCCCGGCGCCGATCTTCAGTTCGTTCGGGCGCGGGACTCCGTTTGCGTCAACAGTGGTCCCGTTGCCGATACGGGCCAGGATTGGAACCCGAGCGACATGGAGCACATTCTGCTGATCGCTCGCACTCTGCCAGTGGGCAACGTTTAGGTAGGCAACATCTCCAAGCGGCGGTTTTGCTTCGAGGAACGCGGTTCGCTCCCCGTACACCGGAACGAACGGGACGAAGTCGAGCGTCGTGACTCCGCTGTTGTGCGGTACCCATTCGCCCTTCGCGTTCTTCCGGTGCGTCTCCCAAGCGCCAGGCGTCAGGACCCGGACCTGCTCGACGCACTTGGTTGCGTATTGACCGTCAGGTTCCTCGACGGACTCCATGAGTCGGAGTTGCGTCAACTTGAACGCCCCGCCATGCCGCTGAACCAGCCAGCCGAGAATCTGGCCCGGCTTGATGCGGACCCAATAGGGACGGAGCCCCAGCGTCTTCTCTTCCTTGATCGTGATCGGCGGCGCATCCGGTGCGCGCTCGACAACCGGGTAATCGACAAGGATTCCTGAAAGCCCAGGCCCTAGCGCATCGCCCATCAGGTCCGCGGAAAAGGACGTGATGTTCCGCCCCTCGCGGTCGACATCCTGCATCCACTCCTGCACTTCCGGCGGCATGTCGTCGCTCAGCGTGACCTGCTTGCTGAATGGCTTGCCAGTCAGTGTCTTGACCGTCCTGGCGAAAGCCGGGAACAGCACCGCGACAGACAGGCGGGCGTCGTAGGCTTCCTGTTCCTCGGCGGGCCACTTCGGGAGGTACTTCTTTCCAGCGGCCCGCATGGCCCTGGTTCCGCCGATCAAGGCTTCGCACAACTCCCACTCCGGGCGCATCTTCTCCACCGCCGCGCTCGGCGTCGCGACGTTGGGGGTGTGATCTGCCATGGAGTCAGGCCCTCAGGGGCTGAACTGCGAACGTCGGCCTAACGATCGGCCAGCGCTTCGTGATGAAGTAGCCCAACGCATCGTTGGGGTGGTCGTGTCCTGACTTCTTGTCGGGGGCGCCTGTTTTCTCGTCGTATGCCTGTTGCTCCAGGCATTCCGTGAGCGTCGGGCATAGGTGCGTGTTGACCTTCAGGCGGCGGTCGCCTTTGTTGTCAAGGATCATCGCGTTGACGGCGTTCACCCTGTCCTTGACTGCTGGGTTTTCGCTGTCCACCTCAATCATGAATCCGGCTTGCGCAAGAATCGTCAGGTCTGACTCGCTCGCGCTCTTGCTGCTGGTGTTCTGGCCCGTTGCGTCGGGGTAAATGATGACCGCGTGTCCCTTGGCGCTGTAGGTTGACTTCAGAAGTTCGGCCATTGCCGGGGTGTCACGCACTTTCGTATGCTCTGCCACCACATGAGGCAGGCCGCCGCGGATCACGGACACAACAGCAGTCCCGTTCATGACGTTGAAGTCTTCCCCAACGTGAACGACCTCGCCGGGCTGCAGGCTCGCGTCTGTGTGGTTCTTGAAGCGGTCGAACTCTGGATAGACGCTGCCGCTGGCAAGGTTCGTAAACTGGCCGCGGATGTACGCCGAAATCAGGTTCGGCGGGTAGCTCGCCAAAAGGCTGGGGATGTAGTCGCTTGGTAGATTCTTGGCATTCTCGTAGGTCGATGCCTGAACCAGGCCGTACAGGTTCGCCAACTCCGGCTTGTCTCGAATCGACTTGACGAAGCATTCATAAACAAACTTGAAGCCTTCCGGCGTCGTTGTGCAACTGACCCCGTTCTGCAAACCGTCCGCCTTCTGTCTCAGGCGGGCGATGATCTTGCGCCAAGCGTGCTCCGCCTTGGGCTTGGTCATCACGTCCAACTCGTCGACCAGCGCCTTACCGATCTTGAAGCCGACGATGCTGCCGGGGTTCTCCATGGACCTGCACAGCACGGTGCACCGGTACTGCCCGCCAGAGTAGAAGTGGACCTCCTTGTCGGACTCCTTGATGTCGACCGTCAGACCCCAATCGTCAGCCACCTCTTCCATGGTGGGGAAGAAGATGTCCCGAATCATCGGGTAAGTCGGGGCAAAGTAGCCGGCATTCACGCCAGGCCACTCCCATGCGTGCTTGCACAGGTCCGCGCATCCGCCCCAGGTCTTGCCGGTTCCGAAGCCGCAGACCAGCGCTTTGAACTTCTTGTCTAACCGCAGGAAGCGCGCCTGCGGCTGGTTTAGCTTAGGCACCCTCCGGCATGCTCGCGTCTTCGACCTCGACCGTGATGCGCTGCGGCGCCGGTAGCGGCGGGGCGAGTTGCTTCACGGTGTCTTTGTTGGCCGCCAGCAGGTTCAGGCCGATGGCCGCGGAGTCGTTCGCGAGTTTCGTCAGAACGCCGACACTCTTGAGGCTTTCCAGCGAGTCGAGGGGCTTGGCGTCGTCGACCTTCAGGACTTCGGTGTGTGCTAGCGCATTGAGGCGATGCGCCGTGGCCGACCCGTACTTGGCCGCGCTCGCAAGGTGCATGCTGATCGCGCGCAGTTCGTCCGCAAGGTTGAGCGTCAACAACTGGTCTGAAACCGGCATTTCGCGCAGCGCGCCCTCGGCGCTAACTAGTTGATTCGCAACGTCCTTTATGGTCGATAACCGGGCTGAAAATCGACCCGTGATGACCGAGCGAGAAATGCCGAACTCGCGGGCCAGTTTGCCTTGCGACTCACCGGCAAGAAGCCGCTTTTCAATCTCCTGCCATTGCTTGGCAGAGAGTTTCGATGGTCTGCCCATGTAGGCATCTCCCGCCCCGGCATCCACCGTTGCAAGGTGCCGGCATCCACCGGCGATCTAGGGTGCGCCCATCCGGGCTTACGGCGAAACGCCGCTGGAGCGCTGCCGTCCGCTTCCTCGCCAGGTCAGCAGGCAGCGTGCTGTGGAACTTGCCGGCCCGCCGAAGGACTCGGGCCGCCGCGCCTGGCTCACGGGCAAGTGCGGGCGCGAACTGTTCGACTCGAACGAACATTCCCCATCCACAAGGGACCTGGGGTCCTGACCGATTGGATGAAGCTCGCGCGGGTGGAAGCCGTTACCACACAAACGCTGGGTTTGTGTGGTATGGGATACGTTGTCTGGAATGAGAAGCGCCGGCTACGGTTTCCACGGTGCCGGCGCTTGGTGTAGTGCCAATCCTAGGAGGCCAGTTGTTCCCCGGCTGGGGCCCCTCCACGCGACCGAAGTTCGGTTTCTGCCTCTATGGCTTAGTCAGGCGTAGTTGCCGGGCCAGATGTCCACAGGTTCGATTGGCTGGTGGACCACACGCACAGTGCCGGTTGCACTCCGGCGACCAACGCTGCCGCGTCCGGCACCCGGTCTGCTTGGGCTTGTCGAATTGCCGCTGGACCGACCGTCCACCCGCTAGGGTCGGTGTCGTTGCCGCTCAATCGTCGCTTCCGCCAGTTCTGGAGCTGCGGGATGGAATCGAACCACCGTACTGCGGACTAGGGGCCGTTGCTCTACCAACTGAGCTACCGCATGCGTCAAGATGAAATGCAGCGGCTCCAACTGTCATCCCGAAGGACTCGGCCGACGCCGCTCGAATTCGCATCACGTAGAGCGCAATCTGCCGTGTTGCGGGCGCACATGCGCGTGCGCGGTTGAATTCTATATCACGGGCTGGGTTCCGTGTAAAGAGTCTTTCACTTGCTTCTCAAGTAGTGCAAGCGCGGCGTCCACGGAATTCAGCGCCGCAAGCTCATCGTCGCTGACCCTGCAGACTGCCTCTATTGCTTCGTTCCACTTCTTCCACACGGCGTCGGACCGAAGTTGCCGCGCCCGCCTTGCAGGCGCCTCAAGGACAAACCGATGCGCTGCGCTCACTCGGCCGTCGACCATCTTGGGGCGCTTGGTCATGTACGGCCCTTGAACTTAGCGCGGATCGCCTCGGCGGCATGTTGCACGGCGCCCCTCTCATAGCCCGTCCAATCTTCCGCCTCTTGGTCGCACGCCTTCGCGCACTCCTCGGCCACCAGGGCACCGAAACATTCCATCGCCTCCGGCGTCAGGTGCCAGTGCGCGGGCTTCGGCGGGTTCGTCATCCACGATTCCAGCCGGCCGCCAGCTTCGCGCGCGAGCCGTTCGATCAGGTCTTTGTCCATTACACCTCCGGGTCGTTTGCGTCAACCCACTCGGAAGCCTCCAACTCGCTTTGAAATGGCCCGGCAAAGCCTACGATGGTGGCTGCCCCGTCGAATTCCCAAGACTTCCCACTCCAGCACGACACGTCGGGGAACAGCCCGCAGCAATCGCACCAGCACTTCACGATGCCATACCAACCCTCGACGCTGGGCGCTTCGGATCGGTAAGTCCAGGCCGGGCCAGTCACCGCAACTTCCCCTGTGCTCGTCCATGAAACCGCTGCAACTCTTCCTGAATCTCCATCGCTAGCCGGTCGATCAGTAGCCGTTCATCGTCTGACTTTCCCGTGTTGCCGCGGCGCTTCCCGCTTCCTCGGCACTGCTTGCAGGCCATCACGGGTCCATCGTAGCCGCCGTTGAAGCCTCGCCCAGCACACGGCCCACACGTCGGGTCAAGCCACACGCTGATAGCCTGCCACACCACATTGCCTAAGTCATGCTCCGCGATGTTGATCCGAAGCCGACTGGAAACCGTTACCGCTAGCTCCCCGGCGCAGGCCTTGGCT